GTGTTGTTGATAATGCTATTATTTCTAATAATAGACTGCGCAACAACTCGCCAGGCATGCTTATTCAGGGTAGCAATACAAGCATATTTGGAAATGAAGTTTCTGATATTCGTAGTGATACTAATCCTTATGGTATTTATATAGCATCTACAACATCAAACATATCAATTAAAAATAACCATATTTGGAGTGATATTACTTCAGAAATGACATATATATTAGTTATCGGAGCAAGTTCAACAGATACAATAATTGAAAATAATGATTTTTTTGATTATACTCAAACAAATCCTATAAGTGATGCCGGTACTCGTACTCGTTTTAAAAGAAATATATTAAAAGGCCAAAAACAAAGAGTAGCAATATTAAGTTTATCTGGTGCTACAACAAATGGAGCTACATTATTTGGGGAAGCATCATCTAAGGTAAGTCTTGATACTGCAGCTGGTATAGTATTTGAGATAAATGGCAGGAAATATGCTAAGACTCAAACTGATAACTTATGGACTATTGGAGCTGCAGGAAATACAGGAGCAGGGGAGTTCCGAAAAGCATTGTTATGTTTAAATGCGTCTGGTACAGCAAGTGTAATTTATGGAACAGTAGCCGCTTCACAGGCAGCAGCAGATATACCAGATTGGCAACCTTATAATGTTTGCCCCATTGGGTTTGTAGAAATAGGGGAGAGCTGGACTACAACAGATACTTTAAGTGGTGCTGTATGTATTGATTTTATAGGTGTTATTGATTAAAAAGGAGATTAAAATGTCTGTAGATAATACTAATATATCACAACGCTTTACAATGGATAATGCGACAGCAGAGTTTACTTTTACCTTTAATGCCTTACATGCAAGCCCGGAAGATATAAAGTGCAAAAAGATAGACACCAATGGAAGTGTATCTACTCTGGCCTATACTACAGACTACTCTGTAGCTGTAAATGTAGATGGATCTGGCGGTGTAGTAACATTGGTAAGCTCTGCCGGCACAGATACTCTTTTTGTATATAGAGATACTACAGATCTTCAAGAGTCAGATTATGAGGACTATAACCAATTTCCTGCTGAAACAGTAGAAACAGATCTTGATAGAAGAACTTTAAAATCACAGGAACAGGATGAGGCTATTACCCGGGCCATAAAGTTTCCCATTACATCAAGCAGGGCCAACATAGATCTGCCTACTCCGGTAAATGGTCAGGTGCTGGTATGGTCTGGCACAGATGGCACATTAGTTAATTCTGAGTTTGCAATAGTGGCCGCGCATACCTTTGGCAATATTACAGTAAGAACAAAAGCTACCATAGCCGACTTAGAAGCAACTGTAGCCAATATTACAGGTCTTACAGTAGGCACAGTAAACATAACAAATATGGATACTGTTACAATAGGATCAGCCACTATTACCACAGATGCAACCATTGCAGCACTTAATGTATCTGGCGCTACAGGCCTTAATACTTTAAACGCTACTACTGCGAACATAACAGGCTTGACTGTAGGAACTGTGAATATTACAAATATGGACACAGTAACCATAGGCTCTACCACCATTACAACATCAGCTACCATAGAGCTGGCTATAATTGAGAATGCAACAATTGCGACACTTAATATTACAACAGCCGCTACAGCCAATATGATGGATATGGCGTCTGCTACAGCAGGCCAGCTCTTAGTAACCACAACCGCTACCATAGAGAACCTAACCGCAGCTACTGTTAATATTACCACTAAAGCAACCATATCTGATATTGCAGCCACTACAATAACAGTCAGCTCATTAGCGGTTACCGCTTTTGCGCATTTTGATTTATCAGATGATGCTGAAAATGCTTGGGGGGTAACACAAGGCGCAAATAGGTATATTTGCGTAGATACCCTAAATGGAAGTGAGGCTGTAAAAATAGGGTGTATAGGCTCATCTACTACTATAAGGATAAACCCTGCCGGGGCAACAATAAGTAGTCTAAGTGTATTAACTTCTGCTACTATAGCAATGTTGGCCGCTACGGCATTAACAGCTTCTAATATAGAAATTACTGCGGGAAGCGCTGATGCTTTAACAGTATCTAACATAGAGATTACCGCTGGGATAGCTGATGCTCTTACAATATCTAATATAGAAATTACCGGGGGAATGGCTACAGGTTTTACTGTGAGTACAATTTTACAGGCAGCGTATGTCGCAGCAGGAACAGTAGCTACAACCCAGATAGGTATTGATACGGGGCAAGCAACTGCTTTAACTATAGGAAATATAAAGATTGATATGGGGATAGCAACAACTTTGACCATATCTACCTTGCAGGTTAATACAAGCGCGACTATAGCTGGTTTAACAGCAACTAATGCTACAATAACTGATATAGATATTGCCAATGGAGAGGCTACAGCTTTGACTATTGCTACTGCTCAAATTACTACTTTAAGTGCCGGTACTATATCAGGGGCATTAACTGGGGATGTTACCGGTGATTTAGCTGGTAATGTAGAGGGTAACATAACAGCAGGTAGTATATCGGTAGCAACCAGAGCTACCATAGAGAATGCTACTATAGCTACCTTAACAGTAACAACTAAAGCCACTATAGCTAATGCTGAAATAACCGCTCTAAGCGCATCTACAATTACAGTAAGCACTATATCTGTTGTAGGTGGACAAATAGCTTTCCCTGCCACAGCAGTCCCTTCAGCAGACGCTAATACTATAGATGATTATGAGGAAGGTACATGGACAGTAGTATGGTCTTGTTCAACAAGTGGAGCCATTACACCTCTTGCCGGCACAACCACCGGTGCTTATACTAAAATAGGCCGGCAAGTATCAATATCAGGTGGATTTAATGTTGATAGCGTTAGCTCTCCTACCGGTACTTTAACTTTAAGAGGGTTGCCTTTTACGAGTGTGGATGAGAACTCATGTAAGACTGCGGTAGCAATATATCCATACAATCTGCAGACTTCAGCAGCAACATCAATGGTGGGAGATCTTGCTAATAATTCTGCCTACATTCGTGTATCTCATTTTGCTGCTGGTGTAAGAACATCATCAGCAGATGATATAAAAGCAGGATCACAAATTGTTATCAATGCAACTTATTTTACAACATAAAGGAGAAAACTATGTTAGAAAAAAAAGTAGTAATAGATAAAATAGAAATATTAGAGGATGGACAAATACAAGTTCGTCAGGCAATAAAGATCTTAGAGGATGGGAATGAATTATCCAAAACCTATCATAGATGGGTGTTAGTTCCGGGTGATGATATTTCAAAACAAACAAATAAGATAAAAACTGTTGCTAATGCTGTATGGACTCAGGAAGTTAAAGATAAGTACAAAGTTAATTTAGATAAAAATAAGTAGGGGGTACTATGGATAAATGCGTAAAACATGATGAGGTAATGGATAGGCTCTTTACTGAGATACATACTATTAAAGAGGCCCAGGTACAGACTAATACAAAGATGGATATGATCATACAATTTAAGGATGAGCTGCATAACCTTATATATGGCAATGGCCACGAAGGCCTTATATCTAAGGTGCGTGGCATGTTAAATCAGCTAAAACTGCATTGGGTATTGATAAGCGCTATCATACTTGCTATAATAGGATATAGTATAAAAGTATTTTGGGGTATGTGATGGATGAGAAAAAGGGAAAGATCCTTCACTTCCTAAAGCGCATATCCCATCTTATGCAGGTATTAAGTGAGGAAATGGATGCTCTGGCATTAGAGCTAAATGGAAAGGAGCAAGAAGATGAGTAAGATAATAAGCTATATCTTTAAGAATATGGCTCTGCTTATAGGCATAGTAGAGGCTATACTTAAAGTAGCAGCAGGCATTGTATCATTAACTCCTACTAAGAGTGATGATGCGATAGTGGAGATGATTGACAAGGCATTCTCTGCTATAAAGAAAGTATTATATACAGTAGCAGATAAGTTAGCCGGGAAAGCACCAACAGCCCCAAACTCATAAAATGCTTACCCTGGAAGTGGCGGGTAGGCATTTGGCTTTTTAGGCATCAGAAACTATTGCTGTTTATAGTACGCCATCTTGAGGTAGGGGAGTGTACTACTCCTGATGGCACTAAGTACAAGGGGTTTAAACTATCTTGGAAATGGTAAGAAGGCAACCGGAAAAACATTTACAGCTTCAGATAATTAAATACCTGCGCCTTAAAGGTTTTACAGTAGGCAAGATAAAGACACAAGGAGCGCGCAGGGGTAATGCTTTTATTTTAGATCCATATCACTTTAAGGGTGTTGCGGATCTTTTAGTTTTTACTCCTGCGCTTGCTTTTATTGAAGTAAAGTATGGCCGCAACAAACAATCCAAAGACCAGATAGCCTTCCAATGCCTTTGCGAAAAAGCTAATATTCCCTACATTTTAGCCTACTCTTTAGATGATGTAATCAAACAATTCCCTTAATCCTCGTCGGTAAAATCAATCTGAAAAAAAATAAAAAAAATACTTGACAATGTGTGTGTGGTGTGGTAAACTCTTTTATGGAAAGGGGGTGATACCATGAAAAGAGAGAAACCAGAATGCAAGAAGTGCGGAAGTAGGCAGATATTATTTAGAAGGAAAACCAAAACTCTTTATTGCCGGGTATGCGGCTATGAGTGGAAAAGGAAGGTACAGGCATGAAACCATTTATTGAGTATCAAAAAAATTGGCTTATATGGATCTTAGCAATAACAGCAGTAATTGTTATATGCAGCCTGGCCCATGCAGCAGAGATAACAGCAAGTTGGTATAACAGAGAGTCATGTTTAAGGGAAGGTACTTCCGGCATTATGGCCAATGGAAAGGAGCTAAAAGATGGAGAACTCACCGCTGCTTCTTGGGATTATAGCTTTGGAACTTATCTGCGTGTTACTAATCTTAACAATAATAAAACAGTTATTGTGGAAATCACAGATAGAGGCCCTAATAAGAAGCTATATAATCAAGGTAGGAAAATTGACCTTAGTTACGAAGCAATGTATAGACTTGATGGTATTAAACAGGGTGTTGTCCCGGTAAAAATAGAGGTAATAAGATGAAACATACTGTAGAAGTATTATATGATGGATGCTGGGTGGCAGATGTAACCATAGATACTGAAAGCGAAAAGACAGCGCTGGATGCAGTATATGAGGATGCAATAAATAACATAGAGGTAAAAATAAAGGAAGGAGAGGAAGATGAGCGGTAATGCTTATGAGGAACAATGTATGTTAGAGAAAATGGAGTCAGAGGAAGAAAGACAGGAAGAAGAAGCTGTTGACCAGGTGAAAGGAGAATAACATGAAACCGATCAAAGTATTAAGTGTAGGGCCAGAGAAGGAAGTAGGAAGCAATGGTACAAGGATATGCAAGGTAGAATTGCTAACATTAGATCTAAAGGAAACTTTAAATGTAACATGCTTCTTAGGTAAAGATGGAACACCGGCTGATATAAAGGTAGGCTCAGACTATGAGGCAGAGCTTGAAGAAGGCAAGCCTTATAAAGGCTGCAAGCAGTACTCAATGGCTATATGGAAGATGAAAGAGATGCCAAAGGTAGATCCTGAGAAGGAATTAGCTGATGAAGAAAAAGAGATGTGGGATCAAAAAGAGATGCGCTCTCACCGCAGGGCATGTCTTGCAATAGCAGCAAGTATGCTAAGTGATGATATGAAAAAACAAGGATCACCGGATGTAGAGGTAGTAGGCATGGTACAGCTTATAGCATCACAGCTTGTAGATTATGTTTATGAAACACCGGATGTACCAATCCCACCAGAGGAGTAAACCATGGCTTCTAAAACTTATCGCGCTAAGACTTTAATACCCGGCTACAAGTTAGGTAAAAAGTTTGGTGATAAGCAATATATTGCTGTGCCACAGAAAACTGCTGAGAGCGGCGGGCCTGTGGCATTTGGCAATAAACTTATGCCAATAGCCGGCAAAGAGCCGGTAGCTCGTCGGAAGTTTACTGATAAGTATGGTAGAGGATTTTACTATCTTTACTATTATGAGTGGCTTCCAAAAAAACTTGTAGTTGGTGAAAAAATATCTTGACAAGATCCTGAAAAAGTAGTAAGTTAAAAGTAACCTTAAAAAATGGGGAGTTTAAATGTTTAAGACAAAACCAAAGATAGAGCGTAGCAAAAGAAGCTGCGCTAATTTTATGCCCGGTACTCCCCAGAGTTCAAATGTCTTAGACAGCCGGGCTTATTTTTCTAAAAAATCTAAAAAGCGCTATATTTTAAAACAAATAATAAAAAGCTATTCAGATCAATTAGATAATGAGTGTAAATTATTTATCAGCTTACCAAATACTTAAAGGAGATTTATGGCAAGCCCGCAGATAGAGCATGGATATACCAGAATAGCGCATGAGTTATTAGAACATTTAATTATTAAAATATCAGATATTAACTATTTAAGAATAATGCTTTATATTATAAGATATACTTATGGTTTTCATAAAAAGATAACTATAACTAATTACAGCACAATGGCAGGCGCTCTTAATCTTACTGAAGAAGAATTAAAAACCATATTGACACAAATGGAGTTTCTTGGCCTTATACTTTACACAAAAGATGGAAAACAATGCGTATTAGGTATAGAAAAAAACTATGATCAATGGACTATATAATATATTATATTATATTATTATATTATTATATAAAGATATTCCCCTTAAAAGATATATCTTTAAAAATATATCTTTAAAGATAATAAATACTATATACTATATAAGGAGAGATAATGGACTACTTAAAGCAACCACCGCAGAAGTACCTATTTGATGCATGCAAGCTGGCATGGTACAAGGATCGCTTAGAACAATTTACACAGGGCCAATATCAGATGCCTATCACAATAGATATGGGTATTCATAAAGGCTGTAATATGCGCTGTATATTCTGCTATGGTACATATCAGAAGCCATCTATGGATTATATACCTACAGATAGGCTATTGATGGTAGCCCAGGATGCCGGTAGGGCCGGTGTAAAAGGTGTAGCAATAATAGGAGATGGAGAACCTACCTTAAATGAGGGCCTGTATCCTTTTGTAGAGGCCTTAACTAACCATGGTGTAGAGAGTGCTGTGGCTACAAATGGCCTGCTTTTAGATAAGCAAAAGACAGATATACTTACTAAAAACTGTACATGGGTACGCTTTAATATATCTGCGGTAGGTAATAAGTACCCTCAGATACACAAAGGCACAACAGAGGCCGATTTCCAGCGATTAAAGGGCATTATAGGACACGCTGCCAAAAACAATGATAACTGTACAATAGGAATGCAGATGGTATTAGTGCCTCAATGCTTTGATCAGGTAATACCTATGGCCCAATTAGGCATAGATTTAGGGGTAGATTATGTACAGATCAAGCAGTTTTCAGATGCAGGATCAGGCATGCCTATGCACTTTGATATGAACAGGTATGATGAAGTGGTAAATATACTCAAAGAGGCAGAGGCTATGACTACAGATAAGACCAAGATAGTAATTAAGTGGAAGGCCATAGAAGATACCAAGAAGATAACAGGAGAAAAGAAGTGGGATTTTGACTATTGCGTGGATCTGCCATTCTTATTTCAGATGTCAGGTAATGGCAAATGCTATCCTTGCGGGTACTTATTTAACAAGGATGAGTATTGTTATGGAGATGTAACAAAGCAGAGGCTCTGGGATATACTACATAGCCGCAGGTATTGGGATGTAATAGAGAAGATCTCTAAGATACCGCTTAAAGACTTATGTGAAGGACAATGCCGCCATTGTATGACTAACCAATTCATGGATAAGTTTTTAAAAGAATATAATGGCAACACAGAAGAAACACTACACAAGCTATGCGGCTCAAAGGAGAAGTATGAGGAATTGATGGCGAAACCGCCTGAACATTTAAACTTTGTGTGATATGATTAGAAAAGACATTTTAGATATAGTATGTAAGGCCGGAGAGGGGCATATCCCTTCGGCCTTTTCTATTGCAGAGATAATGGAATATATATACGATAATATAAGGCTAAAGGGTAAAGATAAGGATTATTTCATACTATCTAAGGCCCATGGATGCGCTGCTTTATATGCTATTCTAAAGAATAAGGGTTTTATTACACAAAAAGACTTAGATAATAAGAGTAAGCCCGGATCTATCTTAGGCGGGCATCCTGATAGGCTACTTGTGCCAGGGGTGGATGCCAGCTTAGGATCATTAGGCCATGGCTTAGCAATAGGCTTAGGCATAGCTCTGGGCTTAAAGATACAGGGCAAAGACAATAAAGTAATAGTATTATTAGGTGATGGCGAGTGTAATGAGGGTACTGTATGGGAAGCAGCTTTATTGGCAAGCCATCTACGATTAGGTAATTTAATAGCAATAGTAGATAATAACAAATCCTCATACGAGGTATTGCCTATGTATAGCATGAAAGATAAATGGCAATCCTTTGGTTGGTTTGCCTATAGAATAGATGGCCATGATAAGGCAAGAATAGCCAAAGCATACAGAAGATGCGCTATTGACTCAGGCGTGCCTAAAGTAATTGTAGCAGATACCATAAAGGGTAAAGGTGTTAGCTTCATGGAGAACAATGGCAAGTGGCATTATAAAGTACCAAACAAGCAAGAGAGGAAAAAGATAGATGCGATACTCAGCACAATTCGTAAAAGAAAAGTATAAGGATAGCGCAATAGTAGTGGCAGAGCTTGGCGTACACTTAGGACTTAATGCTTTAGATATGATAACGAATATGAATATTAGCAAGATGTATCTTGTAGATGACTATAATACTGAAAAAGAAATAATTGGATATACACAATCGGTTGCAAGATACCGGGAAGCCTATAAGAACTTAGAACCTTATAAGGGTATTTGCGAGTGGTTTGTTACAGGTACGCATATAGCATATAAATATATACCAGATGAGTCAATAGACTATGTGTATATAGATGCTGCCCATGATTACGAGTCAGTAAAGCAGGACTTACATCTATGGTGGTCAAAGGTTAAGAAGGGCGGAGTCTTTGCAGGCCATGACTATAAAGAGCCGCTACAGCCCGGGGTTGAGCAAGCTGTTAATGAGTTTATACAAAGGGAAGGATTGGAACTTAATGTTATGGGCGTTGATTGGTGGGTTATAAAATGAGAGAGCAGTTTGTAAAGACAGTAACAAGCATTGGTAAAAAGGATAATAGCCTTGTTGTCTTAACAGCAGATATTAGCCATTACAGGTTAGAGCCATTTGCTAAGGCTTGCCCCGGCAGGTACTACAATGTAGGCATCTGTGAGAACACCATGACTACAATGGCATCCGGCCTTAGAATGGTAGGTCTAATACCGGTTATACACTCCATGACTCCTTTTGTGGTAGAGAAGTGTTACGAGCAGATAAAGCTGGATCTGGCCCATCAGGAGCTTGGCTGTAACATAGTAACTACAGGTGGCGCATTTGACTACTCTACATTAGGCGCTACCCATCATTGCTATACTGACTTTGCGCTATTGAAGCCACTACCTAATACAAATATATTCTGCCCAGGTAGCAAGCAAGAGTTTGATCAGTTATTCAGGCAGGTATATAAGAATAATAAGATAAACTATTTTAGGCTATCTAATAAATCCCATAGCTTAAAGCTGGATGCTACAGTAGGCAACGGTGTGCTTGTAAAGGAAGGTAGCCGCATGACAGTTATAGTAACAGGCGGCCAGCTGGATAATGTAGTAAAGGCAGTAGGCAAAAAGGATGTAGAGATTATATATATACATACTATAAAGCCCCTTGATTGTAAGCTAATAGCACAAAGCATACAAAAAACAAAGAATGTATTAGTAGTAGAGGAACACAGCAGATATGGTGGCTTAGGGGATGAGGTGTTACATAGCTGTAACAATAATATTATATGCCGCAACATGGCTATCCCAGAAACATTTATAAGAGAGTATGGAAGTTATGAGGATCTATGCAAGCACATAGGATTAACAGAAGCAGATATACGAAAGAAAATCAATGCTCAATATTCCAAAAAGCTATAACTATATCAGCGCATTCTTAACATTTGCCTGTAACTTCAAATGCTCATACTGTATCAACAAATACAATGGTCTGTATAAGTATAAACTGATGAGTCCAGAGCAATGGGCTGAAGGCCTAAACAGAATAAAGACAAGGCCAGACTTACCGGTTACTATCACAGGTGGCGAGCCTACAGTTTATAGAGGGTTTTACAGGCTTATAGATGGCATAAGGAAAGACCTGCCATTAGATCTTTTAACAAATGGTAAGTTTGATATAGAACAGTTTAGATATAAGATAGGCCCTTATAGATTTAAGCGTGAAGCTAAGTATGCTTCTATAAGATTTTCTTTTCATCCCGGCCAGACGAAAGCATTAGATTTATTGTGTGATGTGCGCTCATTGCAAAAGGCAGGCTATTCTGTGGGCGTTTGGGCTGTTGATACTAATAATTACAGCGTGGCAAGGGCAATGCTTATGGGCAAGGGATTAGGCATAGACTTTAGGCTGAAGGAACTTTTAGATGAAACGCATGGCACTTATAAATACCCAGATGCTGTAAATGGGAAGCGCAAGAAGTGCCTATGTAAGCCAAGTGAAATGCTGATAGCCCCAGATGGCAGGCTGTTTAGATGCCATTATGATCTATACCATGGCATCAATTCCTATGGGCATATACTTGATAAGGATGTTAAACTACCTACTACATACCTGCCATGTGATAACTATGGGCTTTGCAATCCTTGTGATATTAAGCTCAAGTTTAATAGATTTCAAGAAAAAAATTGGTGTTCTGTAACTATTAAGGAAATAAGATGATTACTTCAGAAGCTAAATTAAGATATAACAAAAGATATTACGAAGCACGCCCTTGGAAAAGGCGTTATGATAACATTGTAGCGAGATGCCGGAATGGGAGATATGCTGATAAAGGTATTAGAAACTTCTTAACCCTTGAAGATGTAGCTTATTTATGGGCGAGAGATAGAGCTTATCGTCTTAATCAACCAAGCATAGATAGGATAGACAACAATGGCGATTATGTTTTAGGGAATTGTAGGTTCATAGAAAAAAGCGAGAATAGTCGTAAGGACAAAATAGGAAATAAGAGAGGACCGCTTACGCAGGAATGGAAAAATAATATCAGTAAGTCAATGAAAAGGGCAATGCAATTAAAATGGGGGAACAATGAAAAATAAAACTAATATTGATATGTCCGTGGGGGATGTAATTGATAGGCTGACTATTCTCAGCAGGAAGATATTTTTTGGAGAAGAAGGAGCATACAAGGAGCATACTACCTTATCAGAGGGAATTGATAAGTTAAACATTAAACTATCAGGTGCGCTGCTGGCTTGTATCATAAGGATTGCTCAGATGAACTTTGAGGTATGGAATAGAGAAAATGCTTTCAGGCGTGGTGAGGATATGAGTGCAGAAGATGTTAAGAAGATGATGATAGAGGTTAGGAACTTTAATAGTAAGCGAGTAGAATACAAAAACGAATTGAACCGACTTACTGAAATGGGTTGGCGCGAGTTTAAGGTGCAACACAGGAGTAGATAGTGAACACAGTAGTAAAGGCAGACAAGCTAAGGGCTGAGGTTGTAAGGGTAGCCACAAGGAATAAGCAGGGCCATATAGCGCCATCTTTATCATGCCTTGATATATTAACAGTATTGCATTATAAAGTAGCAAAACCGCAAGATACAATTATATTATCTAAAGGCCATGGATGTTATGGCCTTTATGCTATATGGGCAGATCTGGGCTTACTTGCTAAGAAGAAATGGGAGAACTTTGATATGCCCGGCTGTGTAGATGGGTATGGATCATTAGGCCATGGGCTACCGGTAGCGGTGGGGGTAGCTTATGCTAATAAGAAATTAGGCAACGATAATCATACATGGGTAATAGTAGGTGATGGCGAACTTCAGGAAGGCTCTAATTGGGAAGCATTAAGTTTTATGTATCACCACCAATTAACTAATATAAGTGTTATAGTAGATGATAATGGCTTACAAGCTATGGATTATGTTGATAAGATATTATACCAAAATATATTCCATAGATTTAAGGGCTGGGGTTTTATGGTTTATCATTGTGATGGCCATGACCATAAGCAATTATACAGGTGGCTTGACTCAAAGCCTATGATTTTGGTTGCTACTACTACAAAAGGAAAGGGTGTGCCATATATGGAAAACAGGGCCGAGTGGCACTTCAGGTGTCCTGATGGTAGATAGAAATACCATTATAGATAACTTAGTAGATATATTTGAGGATAAGAGATATTATCTTTTGGTATGCGACTGCGGGTTTGCTAAGATAGATATGCTTATGAAGCAATATCCTAATAGGGTTATTAACTGCGGTATAATGGAGCAGGCTACAGTAGGCATAGCAGCAGGCATGGCCCAGGCAGGACTAAAGCCTATAATATATTCCATAGCCAGCTTCATAGCATTTAAAGGCTTAGAGCAGATCCGAAATGATGTAGTGCTTATGAATAGAAATGTTAAGATAATAGGTAATGGAGTGGGTGATTTTTTCAAAGGCTTAGGAGATTGCCATTGTGTATATGAGGATGATATAGCTGTTATGAATGCAATTAAGATGCCTGTATATAATGGCAAAGAGTTTGATATTTGGATAAACAGCCTAAAACCGGGGTATATAAGAGTATGATAAGCGTTATAGTGCCATCATATAATGAGCCTAAGATACATGATCTTGTCAATGAGATAGAGCAGGAGATAGGCCCGGCTCAGATAGTGATATACAATGACCGTTATGGCAAGGGCAAAGGCTATGCTATAAGAGAAGCCTTAGAGCAGGCTACCGGTGATTACTATATCTTTATAGATGGTGATAGAGATATACCGCCAAGAGAGATATTTAAGATAATATTTTATCTTAATGAGTATGATATTGTAGTAGGCAGGAAGGCTCTGCCAAGGAAGCTAAAAAGGAAACTGCTTACCTTTTTATCAAGGATATGGATATGGCTGCTGTTTAGAATAGAGGTTGATACCCAGACCGGCATCAAAGGCTTTAACTATAAGCCAGAGTGGAAAACAGATGGCTGGGCCTTTGATATAGAGATACTGTACAAAGCCAGAAAAGACAAAAAGACCATGCAGCAGATACCTATACATGCTACAGTATCGGATGGCAAGAGTTTTAAGGATATACTATCAACACTAATAGATACTATAAAGATAAGGATGGGGCTATGAGAGTATCAGTAGTAATACCTAATAATGGCCGGGATATATCGCAGATAAGAGAGTCTATAGGCGATATGGTAGGTGTTGAGATACTTGAGATAGATGTAGGTATGGAGAGATCAGCCCAGCGCAACATAGGAATAGAGCAGGCTAAGGGCAGATATATATTTATATTAGACAGCGATCAAGTACCTACGCAGGAGCTAATAATGGAGTGTGTCAGCATAATGGAAGATAACCCTGATGTAGTAGGTGTATATATACCCGAGCATATAGTAGGAGATGATTGGTTTACACGCCTGCGATACTTTGAGAGGCAGTTTTATACAGGCACTTTGGTAGATTGTGTAAGGTTTGTAAGAGCCAATAACTGCCCTAAGTTTGATGAGAGTATGTCAGGCCCGGAAGATGCTGATTGGGATTTGAGGATAAAAGGGCTAAAGGTTATAGCCAAAAATCCATTATACCACATGGATGATGTATCTTTCAAGAATTATATTAAGAAAAAGGCATATTATTCTAAGAGCATGGATAGATTTAAAAAGAAGCATCCGCAAGCGAAAGTACTTGACTTTAAGTATAGATGCTGGACTGTATTTACAGAGCGCGGTAAGTGGAAGATACTGCTAAGGCATCCTGCAATGACTTTAAAGCTGATATTCTTATTGCTGGTAAGAGGGATAATATATAAACTAAGATGAAGATAATACTGTTCAATCCATATTGCAGCTTTGATAAAACAGCTTATGTATTTTACCGGGCATCTGTGCCTTATGGGCTATGCAACATAGCAGCCTACCTAAAAGATCATGGCATATATGCAAAGATATATGAGCTTGGTGTGTTTGATGAGAATGATGTTATTAAATATGTAGATCATAAGCGCTGCGGCATATCTGATATAGATATATGGGAGATTATAAAAGCAGAAGATCCTGATATAATAGGCATATCTACAATGTACACAGTATTTCATAAAGATTATGTAGAGCTTATTAAGCTGATAAAAGCTCTAAACCCTAAAATCCGCGTGGTTGTAGGTGGCAATCATGCCTCAAGTTTTCCCCACCGAATGCTTGAGGCAGGCGCGGATCAGGTAGTAGTAGGCGAAGGAGAGCAGGCTTTCATGGATATAATAGAAGGCAATAGAGATCCGATAGTGCAGAGAGAGTTTATAAAGGATCTTGATGGCCTGCCTATGCCGGCCTATGATATGATAGATTTTATGCGGTATATAGAAGTAAGCAATCCTTTTATGATGGCAAGCCCTGGCGCTGGCATAATAAGTAGCAGAGGTTGCCCTAACGACTGTGTATTCTGTACAGCTAATGGAGTATGGCAAAGGAAGTGGCGCGCTAAAAGCCCAAAAGCAGTAGTAGCTGAGATGCAGGTTTTGATATGGGCCTATGGTATAAAAGAGTTTCACTTCTTAGATGATAACATGGCTGTAAGCAGGCAAAGACTAAGAGAGATATGCGAGCTTATAATAAAGCGTGAGCTTAATATCAAGTGGGCTACTCCTAATGGCATACCATATTGGTTGTTAGATGAGGATTTACTAAGGCTAATGAAGCGCTCAGGATGCTACCGGCTTACCTTTGGCATAGAGAGTGCAGATCCTTTGATGAGAGAATATATAGGCAAGAACTACTCTTTAGATAAGGCAAAAGAAGTTATAGAATATGCCAATAAGATAGGCATGTGGACTATTATTACAAATATAATAGGTTTTCCTTATGAAACAGAGAAGCAGATAAGGCGTACAATAGACTTTGCCAAGGACTCCGGGGCTGATTTTGCTACATTCTTTACACTATTACCGCATCCATCAGCAAGAGTATATAAGGATTTTGTAAAAGAAGGCCTGATAGACAAGGATGATATGTTTTCAGCCTTAAATGAAGGCGGTTGTAAGACAGTAAACTTTACTAAGCAGCAGATCAAAGACTTCCAACAGCAGGCATACAATGAGTTTGTTGAGCATAAGATGTGGCAGTATATAAAGAAGCCCTGGCTATTACTTCAAAAGATACACTCAATAGAGGATTTGCTATACTTAATAAAGGTTGGCTGGTTTGGTATTCAGATGAAGCTAAGGCAGGGTAAGAAGATAGCTACAAGCAAAGACTATATATATGGGAAGAAACAATATGTCAGAGCATAAGATAGCCATAATATTAGTAAACTATAATGACAGCAGATTTCTGATAGATGCTGTAGGCAGGATAGCAGCTATGCAGCCGGATGAGTTTATAGTGGTAGATGATGAGTCCACAGATAACAGCATGGATCTTTTAGAGTGCCTGCAAATGAAGTATAATTTTAAGGTAGTAGTCAATGAAGGTGCTAATGGGCCATTCCATTCAAGCCTTAGAGGTTGCGCTGCTACAGATGCAGAGTATGTAGCCTTTTTCTCAGCAGATGACTACCCTAAGCAGGGCTATTTTAAGGCCATGAAGCAGGCTACTCAGGATTATCCTTTTGTAGATCTGTTTACTTGCAATGGAGATGTGATCCGGGAAGGCCGGCTATACCATAGAACACTATTCCCATTTACAGCCTATGTATCACCGGATTATGCCGTTAAGATACACAGGGCAGGTTTTGCTAAGAACCTTAATCAATGCGGCTTCCTTATGCGCAAGGAGCTGGTAGAGAGGTGCTGGGAACAGGGCGGTAAAAATACAAAGGTAAACTTTGATGGCATGTGCGCTTACTTTGCAGCATTTCAAAAAGGATTTGTAAACTTAGGAGAGAGTTTAACAGTTTATAGATCATACCCTAACAGCTGGGGTGCTACCGGATGCAGTAAAAAGATAATACATGCTACAAAGATGCACAAGATGATGTATGCCAGATACACAGGTGTATTTAAGAGGGCCACAGAAAGCGGTATATGGGAAGATAAGCAGCGCAGGAAAGCACTATTTGCGCTATGGGCCATAATGAAGATGCCTAAGTGGGCAAGGTTAATATTCTATAATTGGTTTTATAGTTATGATGAAAGGATAGAGAAGCTATGAAGCAGTGTGGAGTTTATGCATTCTTTGATGGGGATAGATGTTTATATGTTGGCAGATCTAAAAACTTAAAAGAGCGTATAGCAAAATATTTTTACAAGTCAACAGGTAGGTATTTTTTTGACTCTATAAATAAAGATGCTTATTTTGCAATACATAGAGCAAGAATAAACAATAAGTTAAAAATATATATACACGAAACAAATGATTACCAACAAGCCGAAATAGATTTCCATAATATATTAAAACCAGAGTACAACAAAGTAACACCAGGTATTTTTAACTATACTTGAAGGAGAAGCTATGACTATACTATTTATACTGTTTATAATTATTTTTTTTATTTTAGTAATGAAAGAGGAAGATAAGGAACACAGAAAGTTTTTGGAAAATAGGCATAAACACAAATGCGAAAATTGTATAAACTTTAAGGAGATAAAGAAGTGAAAGTTGATATAATAAGCAAGTTGCATCACAGTACCAGCAGAGATTATTTAGGTAGGATGGTAAATGAAAAAGTAAAGTGCATGAGGGTAGCCCGGAAGTTTGGTAAAGAGTTTTTTGATGGAGAGCGCAGATTTGGATATGGTGGCTACCGCTATGATGGCAGGTTTAAGCAGGTAGCAGAGGCATTAGCCAAGAGATACAAGCTCACCAAGAAATCAGAGGTACTTGACTATGGATGCGCTAAGGGTTTTTTAATAAAAGAGCTTCAGGATGTAGTAGGCTGTAAATGTTATGGCTATGATGTGTCAGGCTATGCCCTAAAGAATGCTGTTGTGCCAATAGTAAAGCCTGATCCAAGGCAGACCTTTGATTTGATAGTATCTTTAGGTACTGTACATAACCTAAAGCTAAAGGATTTAAAGACTATACTGCAATACTTTGAGCTTGCAGCTACTAACAGCTATATCACAATAGATAGCTATCGCAATATCCGGGAGCTGTTTAACCTGCAATGCTGGGGCTTAACATGCGAGCAGTTTTTCATGCCAAGAGAATGGCAGTTTTTATTCAAGGAGTGGGGATATACAGGAGATTATGAGTTTCTGTTTTTTAAATAAGGGGAGAAAATGTATTATTCAAAATTAAAGATATTCCATCACAGGGATAAGCTGGATAGTTTTAAGACAGGCGAGGTATCAGCACCGGTAAATGTAAGGATAAAGCCTACTAACAGATGCAATCATAACTGCTCATACTGCTCATACCAGAACAGCTATGGCCAGCTGGGCAAAGATATGGAAAAGCAGGATAGCATGCCGGCTGATAAGCTAATGGAAGTAATAGCAGACTGCGATAACATGGGCGTTAAGGCTGTTATATTCTCAGGTGGTGGAGAGCCATTAGTATATCCGGGCATAGATAGAGTGCTGGACTTTGTAGGCTCAACAAATGTTAAATCAGCTCTGCTTACTAATGGCGTATTGCTTAAAGACAAGATAGCAGAGAGCGCCTTAAAAGCCTGCTCATGGATAAGAATATCCATGGATGGCTGGGATAGAAAGAGTTATAGCGAGTATAGGCGCTGTAAAGAGGCAGATTTTGATACTTTAATGGCTAATTTAGCCTCTATATCTACATATACAGGGGATTGTGTAGTAGGTGTAAATATAATAATAGATAGGAAAAATGCCGATCATGTGTATGATATGGTAAAGATGGTGCATGATTTAGGCATAAAATCTATCAAAGTATCACCTTGTATTATCAGCAATAAGGGCCGGGAAAACAATGAATACCATCAAGATTTATTAGGTACTGCCATAGAGCAGGTGGCTAAGGTAAGAGCAGAGGGAATTGAGATATATAATTCTTATCACTTACAGCTTGAGGGCTTTCAAAAGAATTACCATTGGTGTCCTTACATACAGATAGTGCCTATCATAGGAGCAGATTGTAATGTATATACCTGCCATGATAAAGCCTACAACAAAGATACAGGCTTATTAGGTAGTATAAAGGATCAGAGTTTCAAAGACTTTTGGTTTAATGGCCGGCAAAAGTTTTATAAGATAGATCCTTCAAAGCATTGCAATCACCATTGTGTGATAGATGCCGGCAATAGGATGCTTATAGAATACTTAGATGTAGAACATAAGGAGTTCGCTTGATACTCAATTTAGGAAGCGGTAAAAAGAAATACATAGAGGCTGTCAATGTAGATATAAAGGCAGGCCGGGGCGATATGGTAGTGGATTTGTCAAAGTTTCCCTGGCCCTGGGAAGATAATAGCGTTGATGGCATACATGCTTCACATATCATGGAGCATATAAAAGACCAAAGGGCCTTTGTAGATGAGTGCAAAAGGATATTAAAGCCCGGTGGCTTCCTGCGCATAGTAGGCCCGCATGCTTCCTGCGTAACAAGCGTAGGTTGCCTTGAGCATTATAGGACTTATAGTTATAATGCTTTTAAGGATTATATTAAGGGCTTTAAGACAGTAGAGCAGGATCTGCGCTGGTGGTATGAGGAGATAGATGCAGAAGGCAATGTGCCTGAGTGGATGCATGGGCCTATAAAAATAATGGATATATGTATAAGGTTTATAATAGCCATAGTTACGCCAAGAGTATTTGAGAACCTATTTTGCCCGGCCATACAATGCCGGGAAGTGATATGGAAGGGTATTAAGAAATGAAAATATTATACAAGCCACATTACTATTCCCAACAGCGCCAGCATGAAAAGAAGGCCAAGATCTATCCGGTCAGGATGGCTATGGAAGCACAATGGTATCGCAATATGGGCCATACAGTATATTGGGATGAAGCCGCTCCTGAAAGTGTTGATAGACAGATAGTAGAGCCAGAAGGCCTACCATTTTTAAGTTTGCCACAGCCAGACAGAGTGTTTACCTATGCTAAGGAATACACCAGCGGTAATTATAAGCACCTACCGGGTACTCATATTATGGCCGCGTCTGGCTGCTGGTGGGGTAAGTGTGAGTTTTGTGTAGAGAAGGGCAAGAAGTATGAGGTAAGGCCGGTAAAGGATGTAATAGCAGAGATAGCAGAGTGCAAGCGCTTAGGCTTTAGAGAGATATTTGATGACTCAGATACATTCCCGGCAGGCGATTGGCGCTTAGAGTTTTGCAGGCAGCTTAGGCCCTTAGATATAACCTTTAGCTGTAACATGCGATTTGGCACTTTAAAAGATAATGATTTTCTATGTTTAAAATACTCAGGATTTAGGATGCTATTATATGGCTTAGAGAGCGCAAATCAATTTACATTAGATAGAATAAACAAAGGTATCAATGTAAATGATGCCTTAGATGAGCTTGTCAAAGCCAGCAGCTATGGCCTTGAGCCTCACATAGCAGTAATGTTTGGCTATCCCTGGGAAACAGATCAAGATGCAGAGCATACATTAAAGGTAGTACAATTCTTATTGCGCAAAGGCTTTGCTAAGACAGCCCAAGCCTCATTCTACAGGCCACAGCTGATGAAAGATGGCGATAAGGCCCACAAGAAATACATCAAGCGCATATATCATGCAGGATTTTACCCGGACTTTTGGATAAATAAAATTATTGATATAAGAAGCATAGATGATATAAGATACATTTGGAGAGGAATTAAATCATGGCTTGGAAGATAATAATCATACTTGCTACCACAGTATTGATATATGCACGCGCTACAAGATGCGGGTATGTATCAGATGATCTACCGGCAGAGCGCAGAAGGGTAGATAAGAAAACAGGCAAGGATGAAGCCATCTGGCAATCATCACCATCAGGTAAACCTAAGTATGACCATTTACTTAGTATAATAGTGCATGCTGTATGCGCATGCTTTATATATACTGCGTTAGGTGCTAATGATATATCATTCATGGCAGCGCTATTGTTTGCAGCTAACCCGGTGAACAATCAAGCTACTGTATGGATCTCAGGCCGGCACTATGCATGGTGCGGGCTGTTTATGATGATGTCAATGACCTGCGTATGGAGCGCTCCCTTTGCTATGATAGCGGCTACTGTACACCCTACAGCATTCTTTGCGCCATTTGGATTTATAGGATCTGCGAGGTGGTATCTGATATTCTTTTTGCCGATAGTATGGTTTATACATTATAAGCATTTAAAGACAGAGGTAACAAGCCGCAGGGGTAATGAAACAGTAGCGTTTGATAGGAAGCTAAGCTGGGAGAAGCTCATCATAGCTATTAAGATCTATGGCTTCTACTTTGGCTTATGTGTAGTGCCATTTACGCTTACATTTTACCATGCTTTCATGCAGAGTGGTGCTGGTGGCGGCAATGATATTATGAAAAAGAAGGCTATCAGGCTTGATTGGTGCTTCTGGCTGGGCCTTAGCTTGATAGGGTATTTGTTATACTCAGCTATATTTAATTGGACTCCCATAAGCTGGGGCATATTCTGGTACTCATGCGCTATAGCCCCATACTTAAACTTATTCCGCATGCAACAGGAGATAGCTGAGCGCTATTGCTACATAGCTAACATAGGCGTTATGTTTGCGCTGGCTAATATACTGCCATTTCCTGTGTACTGCTTTGTGTTTGGCATATATGTAGCAAGGCTTATGATATATATCCCGGCATACACAGATGACTATTGGTTGATAGAGCATTCTGTAACTGAAGATCCGGCAGCTTGGTTTGTATGGTATATCAGGGCGCATAAAAGGTGGCAGCAGCAATCATACCGGGAAGCGCTTAACATGTGGGTAATGGCCAAGATGCTTTCACCTAAAGAGTTTAAGATACTTTATAATATAGCCATAGTGCTAAAGTTTTTAAAAAGAGATGGTGAGAGCTTAGAGTATATGAAGATGGCTGAGGCTAACATAATACCGGGCCAGGAGAAAACAGCCGAGGTGCTTATAAACAATTACAAGAGAGGAAAGTATCACTTACTGATATGAACTTAAAGCAGGCATTTCACTTAAAACATGAGATATTCACAGAGCAGGCATACCAAGATCCTACTCTTATGCCGGATAGATATGTATTTATACTTACCACAAAGTGCAATCTTAACTGCCCATACTGCTATCAATCAAGAGATCATAAAGATACCATGACTAAGGCAGATTGGATAAAGGTATTAAACCAGCTGCCAAGATATGCCAGGGTAACATTAACAGGTGGTGAGCCATTGGTATATAAAGACTTTAAGGATATATTTGCCATAACAGCAGGCCGCTTTGACTGTAACATTATTACAAATGGCACCTTACTTACTACTGATCTTATAGACCTCATGCTATCATTTACCCGCTTTAAGGTACTTAGCCTATCAATCAAGAATGAAAAGATGATGCGATACTTTATAGCACAGCGCAACAAGAGAAAATCAGATGCTATCTTAGATGCCAAGACTACAGTTGTAGATGATCAGGATCTAATGAGCATACATAAAGAGTATATGGATATAGGTGTTGATACTCATACCCTGCAATTATTAAAAGGATCTCCCATCCAGCATTCAGATACAATGGTAGCCTTTGATGATATATTCAAGCCCAGCAAGGCGCATGTTTACAATGAAGATACCAAAAAAGCCATCAAGCGCCTGAAGGGCCAAGTGTTTATGCACCCTAAGATATTTATCAATGATGCAGATCATAACCCTAAGCGTTATAAGCCCTGTAAGTTTGCATTCTCAAGCGTACATATAAACTCAGATGGCGAGGTTTTTCCATGCCTTGCAGTATCATGGGGTAATGTCAAAAGGCGTGCGTTAAAGCGTATTATACAGAGCAAGCAGGCTTTGCGCTTTAAAGATACTATAAAAAAACAAGGAACAGTTGCTGCGTGCAACAGATGCGGATGGTTAAGATGAAGGCTATAATAATATCAATATCAAGTGATATAGGCGCAGCTTTAGCCAAGCGCTGGCAAAAGAGAGGCTATGAGATAACAGGTACATATAGAACACCTAATAAAAACATAGACAAGCTGAATGCTAATTTAATCAGCTGTGATCTATCTGATGATGAAAGCGTTATGTGGGCAACAGATGAACTTAAAAGAATTGGTAACAACTGGGATATATTAGCAATGTGTCCGGGTACTCAAGAGCCGGTAGGTTTATTTCAGGATCATAACTTTGATGACTGGGCTGAGTCTATCACTATAAACTTTACTAATCAAATGAGAATACTTCACGCGCTTCTGCCTTCCCGCAGCAAGAGAGCAAGAGTATTATTATTTGCAGGCGGCAGCATGAACAGGGCTACAAAGTATTACTCAGCTTATACAGCATCTAAGGTGGCTTTAGTGAGGATGACAGAACTACTTGCTCTTGAGATACCTGATACAGCATTTACAATAGTAGGCCCTGGCTGGGTAAAGACTAAGATACATGACTCTACACTAAAGGCCAAAGAACGCGCAGGCCAAGATTACAAAAGAACAGTAGAGCAGCTGGCAAGTGATAGGTGTACTCCAATGGATAAAGTATTAGATTGCTGTGATTGGATATTATCACAGCCTAAAGAGGTAATAGGCGGCAGGAATATAAGCGTAGTGGCTGATGAGTGGGGTACTGAGAAATTATCTCATAGTTTAAGGGAAAGCAAAAACAAGTTTAAAATGCGGAGAGTGGAATAGCCCACGTCATAGCTGAAAGGATTAGGTTATGATACAAGAGGAATTGAGGGAGATAAAGGAATTTACACGCCTTAATTTATATCAATATAGAGTTTTTAGCATATTAAGTTTTCTAAGTAGTTTATTGTTTGGAATTGCTTGTATAAGGATTGGTAGGGATTTAATGTCGTTACCATTTCTAGCACTAGCTATATTTTTTAGTTGGTTACCACTATGCTTTAAATGGGAAGGAGATTGGTATGAAGGATAAGGTAAAACAAATAGCAGAAAGGGGGAAGATATGAAATATATTGGATTAGTTTTAATATTTGTTGCAAGCCTTATACCATCAAATGAACCTAAGTGGAAGCAGATATTGATAGGGATAATGTTTATAGTTGGAACTGTTATTTGGATAACACCATAAACCCCCTGAAAGGATTAGGTTATGAAGCCGTATTATTTTTATTATTTATGTGAAGATGAGGGAATTATCAGAATAAAAGAAAATAGAAAACCATCAAAAAACACAATTCCTAAATCTTTTACTTGGGTAGTAAGGGAATATTGTAATTCATCAAATAGTGGGAAATGGATTATGCCCTGCTATCCTGAAATTACTTGGAAAAGATTATCACAGTTACAATATATAGGGAAAACTTTAACCAAATAACACAAAGGTGGCTCCCTGAAAGGATTAGGTTATGATACAAGAGGAATTAGATAAGATACTATCAAAATCGTTATTAAGGGTAGTAGAAGATGACCAAAATACATTATGGGATATAAAAAGGGATTTAGCCCAAGCCATCACCAAGCTATTCGTAGAGAGTTTAGGCAGAGCAAAACATTTTAAAATTGGTCAGGGCGAAGGATACGAAACCCAAGAAGATAAGATTATAAATAATTATTTAGACCAAATAACACAAAGGTGGTTGAGATGATACAAGAGGAATTGAGTAGGATAATAGATGGTGCTACAAAAGATATAGAGGGTAATGACTTAACAATAGATGATGGAGATAGAAAGCATCTTGCCCAAGCCATCACCAAGCTATTCTTAGAGAGTTTGCCTGAGAAGAAAGAGTTAAAAATAGAATATCCAAATGATTATGATTGGAGAAGTCATACTAAAGAAGGCTTCAATCAAGCAATTGACCAAATAACAAAGAGGTGGTCAAAGTGAAGAAATGGGATAGATCATTAGGTACAAGCAAGCGGGAGCAAGGCATCATCACGCCTAAAGCTCCGCAGAACCGGGGCAAGAAGATCAGGCCTCAGAAGGAGAAGGATCATGGCAAGAGGAAAAGGAGCATGTGGTGGCAAAAGGCGCTTAGATGGCTCAGGTGGTGGAAAAGGTAACAGAGGAACTTCAAGGCAGCCAAGAAAAAAATAGCTTATATAGAAAAAATATCTTGACAATATACTATATATAGTGTATGTTTAAGGTAGAAGGGTAGCTCCCTATCTATATACTTTTTATAAGCGAGTGAGGTGTACACCGCCTTACTCGTTTTCTTTTATAGGAGCAAGATGCAGATTAAGCAGGTTGAACTAAAGAGTGCAAACATTAAAGCATTAGCAAGCATGGATAAAAGTGTGCGGCTTATTTTTGATATAAACTTAACAGAAGATAATGAGGTAGATATAAACAAAATACATACATTCTTATACAAGCCTCTAAAACTGGAGATACAAGAAGATGAATATCGCTAAGAAGCAATGTATGAATGACAAAGCAATTAAGAGTCTGTTTATACAGAAGTGCTGGAAATACCTTGATGATAACTTTCATAAGTTTAGTCAGGGCAATAAGATAAAGATTGCTTTAGAATTAACTAAGAAGGATATTCCTCAAGTAGTAGAAGGTGAGATAAAATATACCAAGATGACTATGATTACTGTTGAGCATAAGCCATTGGAATTAGATCTTGGTGAGGATATACCACAACCAATAAAGGATCGTATGCATGATACAACTACCTAAGATATTATCTGTGCCTGAAAAACTAATGGCATTGATACTCAAGATAAATGAGTACAGATATTTCTTAGCAGAAGGTGGTAGAGGTGGTGGAAAGAGTCAGGCAGTAGCCCGGCTCTTTTTGTATTTAGCAGAGCAGAAGCATCTTAGAATGGTATGCGGTAGAGAAACACAGAACAGTATCAATGAGAGCGTTTACTCACTCCTTGTAGATCTAATCAGGACACACAACTTAGCATTTGATGTATTCAGTACTAAGATAGTGCATAAGGTAACAGGCAGCACAATAAACTTTAGGGGCTTCCGGGAGCAGGGAGTATTTAATATCCAGGGTATGGAAGGTGTTGATGTACTATGGATAGATGAAGCTCAAGCAATAACTAAGCAGACCTTAGATGTGCTTATTCCTACCATAAGAAAACAGAAAGCCAAGATATACTTTACCATGAACAGACACTTAGAGCATGATCCTGTGTTTGAGTTCTTAGTGGGACGCAAGGATTGCCTGCATATCCACATAAACTATGATGAGAACCCATTCTGTACTGATGCACTAAAGAATGAAGCTGCTGAGTGTAAGGCCAAGAGTATGAAGGATTACCTGCATATATGGCAAGGTGAGCCATTGCTGCAATTAGAGGATTGTGTATTTACTTACCGGGAGCTTAAAGATACATACAAGCATAAGCATACGCTAAGAGAAAACTATGGGCTACGCTTAGCAGGCTTTGATATAGCCAGATATGGTGATGATAGATGCGCAGCTGTAATAGTACAGCAGATGGGAGCATTACATTGGGAGATGATATTTGCTGATCAATGGGATCACATGGATTTAAACTATACCACAGGCAGGATATTATCCACAACTAATGCACAGAATGTTAATAAGGCTAAGATAGATGAGGATGGCATTGGCGCTGGGCCATTAGATACACTCAATAAGGGCAGAGGCTTAGTTATGTTTGAAGGCTTTAGAAACCCACAGATCAACTATCGTGATAATAAAGAGTATGCCAATCCCAGAACAGCCAATGTTTATAAGCTAAAAGAGATGGTAACAGCAGGCCATATTGTAATAACAGATGAGGAAACTATCCGGGAGCTATGTACTCTAAGATATGAGTATGACCATTATCAGCGCAAAAGACTAATATCCAAAGAGAAGATGCGCAAGGATGGCATTAAATCACCTAACTTAGCTGATGCGCTTATTATGGCAGTAAGTATGATAGGTGAGATAAACTATCAACAAATGGAGCAATTCCAAACAATACAGCCGGCATACAGCAAAGAGGACAATCTATTTGCTACAGCCGGCATAAGATAAGGAGAAGGATATGGCATTATCAACAACAGCTGCAACATTATTAACCATAGGAGCTGGCATATTAGGTGGTAGTGCAGTTTATGGTGCTAACAGGCAATATGTAGCGAGCAAATCTCAGGCCTCAGCAGCTAAGGATGCAGCTAAGGCGCAGAAACAAGCAGCTCAGGCAGATGCTGATAGAGCAGCAGCATTAGCACAAGCTCCTGAGATAGCAGCAGCTAAGGCTAAAGAGGGCATTAAGAGGCGTAGAACAGCAGCTTCCAGATCACAATCAGTAAGAACAGATCCTCTTGGCGTTGGCGGACAGGCTGATATAGCACGCAAATCATTGTTGGGGTTATGATTGTTGAGCGCTATTCTGATAAGTACAAGGATGACATCAGGCGCATAGTGCAGTCATTTCAGGATGAGTCGCTTGCAGGATATGGGTTAAGTTTTGACACAGAAGCTCTTTCAAAGACAATAGATGAACTAAAGGATCAGGCCTTCATGCTGGTAATAAATGGCCGCTGTGAGGGCTTATTAGCAGGCAAAAAGACAAAGACTCCGCTGAGTGATGATCCTATATGGCATGAGGTAATATGGTATGTAATGCCTGATCACCGCAAGTATGGAGTGAGCCTGCTGAAGAAGGCAAGGCAGATACTAAAGAGTGAAGGGTTTAAGGCAATTATAATGGTATGTATGCACAATTCAAAGACAGAGAAGCTCTTTGATCTATATAACAAGATGGGCTTTGTAACAATGGAAACTCATTTCATAGGGAGATTATAATGCAGATAACTGAAAAGGTAAAGCCGCCTAAGATACAGCCTGAGAGGGCAAAGGATAAGATCCGCAGGTTTAAGGAACTGTTGGGCCAGAGAGAGAACTTTGCAAGCTATTGGCAAGACCTGCATGAGTATTTCTACATTGAAAGCCCGGACTCACAGAAGGCATACTATCCCGGTACTGAGCTTGATACTAATAAGCTTTATGACTCTACCACATTAGAAGCACCTGATATACTTGCATCAGGCTTTATGAACTATCTTACCCCGCCTACAGCCAAATGGTTCAGGCTAAGAAGCAAAGATCCGCGCTTAGTGGACAACAAGGAAGTAACTGACTTCTTGGATGATGTAGCTGATGAGGTATATCATACGCTTAATACCAGCAACTTCTATGAGCAATCATTCCCTAACTATAAATCATCAGGCGTATATGGCACAAGCGTACTCTTAGAAGAAGATGATCTTCAAGATGTAGTGCGCTTCTACTCATTGCCGCTTACTCAGGTATGTATCGTAGATGATGCCAGAGGGCGTGTAGTAGCATATTACATAGAGTTTGAATATACTGCATTTCAGGCTGCAAGCAGATGGGGCGAAGATGCCCTTACTCAGGTACAGCGTGAGGAGCTATCAGGCCAAGATCAGAACAAGAAGCATAAGTTTCTACTCTACATAGCACACAGAGAAGCCAGAGATGTTACCAAGACAGATAAATCCAACATGCCTATTGAGGCTACATGGATAGATGTTGAGAATGAGAAGATAATGGAAGAAGGCGGCTACTTTGAAATGCCGGCCATGACACATAGATTTGACAAGCGCCCATTCATTCCATGGGGCTTTTCACCTGCCATGAAGGCTCTACCATTTGCAAGGCTCTTAAATGCCATAGCCAAGACTAATCTAAGGGCCATGATGAAGCAGACTGATCCGCCAATAGCGCTACCTCACAATGCTTTTATAATGCCATTTAATTCTAACCCCAGAGCCTTAAACTATTACAAGAAGAATGTTATGGACAGCGCTAAGGATATATTTAGCTTTGCTAACTTTGGTGATCCAAAGGTAGGTATGAGCGCTGTTGAGTATTATACGCAGCAGATAAAGAGTTTATTATACAATGATATATTCCTTACCTTTGAGAACATAACTAAGCAGATGCAAAACCCAGAGGTACAAGAGCGCATCAATGAGAAGATGGCTATGCTTGGCCCGGCTGTAGGCAGATACATGGGAGCTGTACTTAATCCTATTATCATAAGGACAATAGGCATATTAGAGCGCAGGGGCAAGCTACCACCTGTACCTGATGCTTTAATAACCAATCCTACCTTTGATATAGACTTTGTATCTCAGCTTGCACAGGCACAAAAGAGAAGTGAGCTATCAAGCCTAATGAATGGCCTTAGCTTAGTAGGCCAGATGGCACAGTTTACACCAGAGGCCCTTGATAAGGTAAATCCTGATACAGCCATAGATGAAGCATGGGATATACTTGGCGCGCCTGTTAAGGTATTGCGTGATGATCAGGAAGTATCTGATATAAGAGAAGCAAGGGCTGAAGCAGCTGCTCAGGCCCAGCAAGCACAGATAATGGAGAGTAGCGCTAAGGTGGCTAAAGATGTAGCAGCTGGTGAGAAGGATCTTGCTGAGGCTGCTACTAAGAGCAAGGCGAGGTTTGCACAATGATAAACTTAACTGATATAAGACAGGTAAAGTCATTACAAGGACATATAAAATCTACTTTCGGTGGCCCATCAGGCGAGGAAACCCTGAAGTTTCTTGAGCAGGCCTGTGGCTGGTACGAGAGTATCTTTGATCCTCAGAGTAAAGATAGGATCTTAATAAATGCAGGAAGGCGTGAGGTAGTAGCTACCATCAAGACCTTCCTAAACCATGAGCCAGAGCATATAGTCGCAATGGCAAAACAAAAGGAGTCTTAAATGTTTGGAATACTGGATAACATAAGTCCATTATTTGGACAGCTTATGCCCAGGCTTGGTATGAGTTTTGCAGATGATGCAGGAGATCTAACAGGAGATGGCGCACCAGAGGATATACAATCAAAGCCGGAAACAGCACCAGCACCAGCACCAGAGCCGGCTAAACCAACAGGCTGGAAGTCAGGCTTACCGGAAGATATTGCTAAATCACCATTAGTACAAGGCTTTGAAGATACACCAGAGGGCTTAGAGAAGATAGTTAAAAGCCATCTAAACTTAGAGAAACTATTAGGCCATGAGAAAGTGCCTTTACCTAAAGGCCCTGATGATACTGAAGGTATAGCAAGGTTTAATAAGGCTATGGGCGTACCTGAAACAGCAGATGGATATAATCTATCTGAGGTTACATTGCCAGAGGATCTAAGCAGCATTACCTTTGACAAGGGCAAGTTCGCAGAGATAGCCAAAGAGAACAACCTTACGCCAGATCAGGCTAATGGCCTATGGAAAACATATACAGATATGATGGGTAAGACCTATCAGGATCAGGTAAACAAAGTCAAGGCTGATATGGCAGAGCGCGCTAATAAGCTCAGATCTGAATGGGGTGATACCTATGCAGCCAATATAGAGCTTGGTGAGATGGTAGTGGCTAAGTTTGCTGATGATCAGGATATGGCTGATTTCATAACAGCAGCCCTGAGCAAAGATCCAGCAGGCCAGAAGTTCTTGGCTAAGATAGGAACACAGTTTGCTGAAAACAAAGTAGGCGATTTCCAATATAAGCGTCATGCTCTTAATGCTGAGGAAGCTGCGGATGAGATAGCAAAGATACAATCAGATCCTAATCATCCATACAATAATCCTAAAGCTACTGAGAAAGAACACTTAGCAGCAGTAGAGCATGTGAATAGATTGACAGCAATAAGTATGAAAAGATCCGGATAAGACAAGCATAGGCCCTTACCCGGTAGCAGTATTTAGTAGGGCAGGATAAGCTGTGAAGCCCCTGCAAATCGTGCAGTACCTTGTGCGATCCTCTTTCAGAGGGCAGTCAAACAAGCAAGAATATTAACCAAAAACTGAAAGGGGAAACGCAATGGCTGATACACAGAATGAAATATATGCGCAAGCGTATGGCCGGAACATCATGCAGTTGGCTCAACAGAAATACAGTAAGCTACTTAATACTGTATATATGAAGCCAAATGTAAGAGGTAAGACCTTCTTTCAAGACCAGATCGGTGAATGGTCTATGGAAACGAAGGGTGGCAGAAATGTAGCAACACCGAACAACGATCCAGCATTAGCAAGGCGTATGGGTACTATGCTTGATTACCATGATGCAAGACTACTTGATCGTGGTGATGAGCTAAGATCCATATCAGATCCAAGAAGCGCTTACACTATTGCGGCAGCCAGATCTCTTGGTCGCAAGATTGATGATGTAATAATTGCAGCAGCAGTATCAACCAGCACAAAGAGCGGTGAAACAGGCTCTACCACAGCACCTACCACAACCACAATCCTCGCATCAGCAGCTAATATCACTCTAACCAGCATTCTATCATGGAAGAAGGCATTAGATGATAATGATGTAGAGATGGAAGATAGGTATGCTGTAATAGATACACAGAGCTTATCCTCATTGCTGGATGTAACAGAGATAGGTTCAGCTGATTATAATTCAATAAGAGCGCTTGTAAAGGGCGAAGTAAGCACCTTCTTAGGCTTTAATTGGATTGTATCAACAAGACTATCTGAGCAATCAGGCCTGATAGGGCTTGTGTATCAGAAGTATGCTTTATGTATGGCAATGAGCGCGCAACCAATAGTAAGAACTGATGAGAGAGAAGATCTATCATACTCTTGGCAGATCTACTATGAGCTTAATTGCGGTGCAGTAAGGCTTGAAGAAGATAGGATCAGGAAGATCATAGAAGGATAACCGGTTGTAGGGGCGGTATAGCCGCCCCACAAACCACCGCTATAGGCGGTAAAGGAGTTATGATGGCAACACTAAATGGTACAAATGTAACAAAATATGATGCTGGTGGCTCAGGCGACAACATCATATCGGATGGCTATATCAAAAGTGTAGAGAAGGTGTGGATAGACAGCTATACGCTTGGAACTTCAGGCCTTACATCAGCTACCTCTATATGTATTGGTATATTACCTGAGAACGCAAGATTGACAGATATAGTAGTGCATCTGCCTATACTTGGAGTAGCATTGACATCCGCAACATGTTATTGCTGCACCGGTGCTACTGTAGATACAAGCACATTCTTTGGCACATTAGCGCCAGATGGGCTACCTTCAGCTACAGCATTTGGCCCGGCTACAGCAACAACTGTCAGATTAGCATCAGGGTATATGAACCCAACGCTGCCAACAGGAAGTACTACCAAAGTGTATATCTCTATACATCAATCTGATGGCAAAACAATGGCTGGTACAGGTGCTACTATCAGAAGTATATTGAAGTACACATAACAGGGCCAACGCGCAGTAAGCGCGAAAGGAGAAACAGAAATGGCTACTTTGAATGCAACAAATGTAACAAAGTATGATGCAGGTGGAAGTGGAGATAATTATATCTCTGATGGGTACATCAAGTCTGTAGAGAAGGTATGGATTGACTCGGTAGCTACCGGCACTACCGCTCTCGGAAGTGATGATACGCTTCTGCTTGGTTATGTACCGAAGAACAAGAAGATCACAGAGATCGTATTACAGATGCCAGCAATCAGCACAGACGAAGGATCATTAGGAACGCTGTTCTTAGGATCAGCGGCTACATTCCTAATGACTGCAGGAAGCTGCTATCTTGGTGCTATGAAATCTGATGACTTCTCAGCTGCGGTATTTAACCCTAATACAGCGACAACCTTGAGGTTACAGTATGATAAGTTTGCTACTGTTACCAATAAGAGGGTTGGTATCTATGCTAAATTGGTTATGGCCAATGGAGCGGATGTCAGCGAAACCGCTGCTACTATTAGGAGCATCATACGATACACA